TCAACCAATATCTTATCATTAAGTTTACCTGTTAATTCCCTAGCGGATAATTCAGGGAATTTTTTAATTTGAGTAAGCAGCCATTCTTGTTTTGTCATTGTCTCAAATCCTTAAATATATGTTCCGTTAACTCTAGGTTTCCATCCTCTTGATTTGAGAGTAGAAACTGCGCTGTTAGTTGCGGCAGACAAAGATCCTGTAGCCGTACTATAGTTGATGGTAATATCAGGCTGTGTGCCTGTAGCACCTGCGGGTGCAGACCTTCCAGAAGCAGCTATTGATACTAAAATATTCTCTACAGATTGCGAAGTTAATGCTGTGCAATTTTGCCAAGTACCTTCAAAACAACTCGCTATTGGAGTAGCCGTCCAATTATCAAAAAAGTTAGCTGGAAAGTTGACCATTCCAGAATTAATCCAAGCAAATTGAAAAGTAGTCCCTTTGTTGATATTAATTAATGGGAAGCTAGTTAATGAAGGGGTAAAAGACCATCCTTGATTAAAAATTGTACCATTGCTAGTATCAATTAATGGAAAGCTAGTTAGGGATGAGCATCCACGACATATAAATGAAAAAGCACTGACATTCCTTGTATCTAGTAATGGAAGACTAGCCAGGGAAGAGCAATCAAAAAAAGTAGATTGAAGGCTAGTCACATTTCTAGTATCAATCAAAGGGAAGCTAGTTAGTGATGAGCAACCTTGAAAAGCCGATTGAAAGTTAGTAATACTAGGAAAAAATACGTCTGATATTGTACTGACTCTTTTTGTTAATAAATCTCCTGCTTGCAAAAAAATAGAATTTATAGTTTGAGAATTGTAGATTAACCTTCCTTTTAAAAATTCAAGTATTATTGAATCCTCTTCAACAGAAGGCATTCCATTAAATAAAATAATCGCACTGAAGAGATTCCCATATCTTCCTAATTCAAATGAAGATATGGAAGAAGCATTGATAGTCCCAGCAATAATTACATTGCTAAAACAAAAATAAACCTTACTGGCATTAGCAATAGTCAGAGGATTATTGACAGTTAAAAATCTAGTGTTATTGTTTGCAAAATCTACATAAACCTGTCCATTTCTAAAATCAATTAAAGGCTGTGAAGCACTGGTAGCTTGAGTAGCCACTAATCCTGAAGCTATATCTTGCCATTCAGAAATATTGCTTCCTGTAGATGTTACGCCTTGGTTAGCATCAAAATAAAATAAGAATTTGGACAACAAACTGTCTCTGTCTATTCCACTTTTTCTCAAAACCACCGATCTAGTAGCATTTCTCATGGTGCAAAACTCCTAGCACAGATGGTTGCTGTTTCAGAGTTAGCCGCAGGATTGAACCCCCCTAATGTCACGAGATAACCCCATAAAGAAGTTTGCCCAGTAGCCAACTTAAATAGTTGATTTATATTCAAAGCTTCAGCTACTACACGACCACCGCCCCTTGCTAATGAAGCTGTTAAAATAATTCCATTTAGATTTAAAATACTTGCTGTATCTCCGGCAGGAATACTAAATGGGCTGTTATCAGCAATAGCAGACGGTGGTGAACCTGAATAAAGATAAACAGCAAAAGCACCCATCCCACTAGGTAAGGCTGTGATATTGAAGATAATTCCTAAGTAGTTTAGGAATACATACCCACCACTAGCACCTATGTTAGTAAGCTGGAATACACCACCATACACATCATTAGCTATATAAGCTGTGGTATTTGCAGCACGAGTAATAGTTACAGTGCTTTCGTATGCCAGCCCTGCGGGTACACTAGCCAAACTTACAGGCTGAGTTACACCACTACCATCTACCAGCAATCTAGTGCTACTAACAGTCAAGCCTGAAGGTAATTTAGTATTTATTCCCGCTAGATTACCACCACTTTCTAACGCTAATGCTGATGTGTTGAGGTTAGTGCCAGCGTTAGCTGTAAAGCTAGTGTTAGTGAAAGTTAAACTTGGTGCTGTACCAATATTAAAAGTAGGTGTAGACGCAAATGCTGGCAATGTTCCTGTAATGCTTACTGATTTTAAATCAGTCACCATTGCCGATGGTAATACTACTGGACTACTAGCCGCAGCCAAAGCTTGACCTAATGCCGGGGTTTTGGAGTCAATATTACTTAAAGAAGTATTTCCCGTAGTCTGTAAAGCACTGGTAGATGCTCCAGTGGGCAGAGAAACAGTACCGGAAATATTAGTGATATTCCAAGTGCCGCTTTGTGTAGCGGCAAATGAAGTATTACTAATAGCTCCTATGGTGTTTGTACCAGTTGCTAATGCTGGTAATGTGGCAATGGTTACAGGTTGAGCAACACCTCCCGCAATGCCTTGCACAGTAATTACGTCTGTACTAGCTGTTCCGGCTATTCCTAGCGCGGGTTGTTTAGCTGCTGTAGCTGCACCAGTCGGTAAAGGTAAACTGGCTGCACTCACGGGTTGTGTAGCTTGCCAAAACGTACCATCTACAGTAATGCTACCCCCAGCATCACTAATAGGAATTGGATTACCTGCATCATTAGCAATTTCTAAAGAAGCATTGCTGACAGAAACGTTCAAACTCCCTACTTCTACGGGGATTTTCCCGTTTGAAAGTGCAGGGATACGATCGCTTATTAATTTCCAAATTGCAGACAACCAGCCTAAATTGCCAGTCCCGCCCGTAGGCATTGTTGCAGCGTCTATTTTAGTTCCGAACTCAGCAGCAGATCCTGAGCCTAAGACTGCTCCAACCTCGGCATTTGCGATCGCCTGTTTAAACTCAGTAATTCCATATTTCCCTGCATCAAATTCAGGGAAGTCACCGGGATTAGGATAGTCTAGATAAGCCTCATCAATCTTTTTTTGGCTTTCAGGTCGTAAATCTGTCATAAATAGTAATTCGCAGGTATTACAATTTTATCTCTTTTTTCTACGACGTGTAGTTCTTTGATTGTTAGATATTGCATAGTTTTTGGGGCGATCGCTTAAATGTCCTGGTTTAGAATGTAATTCTCAATGGATGCTGTAAATAACATAACTCTATTTTTGTCCGGGTTGATATTACAAGCTGCTAAACTGGCATCACCCCAAATCAAGATTAATCCTAACGGGAATTTATCAGGAATATCGAGTCTTTGTAGTCTAACGGAGGTAGCTGTTATTGCTAATTCTATTATTTCTTGATGGGATAGATCAGAGGGGCGATCGCCTATTAGATACAACCAAGCAAATACGGATAATTTGGATTCAAGTTGTAGACGAAATAACATTTCATCAAGTTTTTTTTGAGCTTCGGTTCTTTGGTCACTCATGATAAGCACTGAAAAATATAACTTTAGCGTCACCGGAGCAAGTATAAGCCTCATCACGATTTTATAGCAACCAATATAGGGATTATTTCACTAATTGGGGCTTTTTCTGGTTTATTGCTCATTATGATATAGTCTTAATATTAAACCTAGTCGCGTGATGGTGTTGATAGCACCGATTCACCACTAGGAGTAGGTATAGCACACCCACATTTCAAGTCTACATGAAAACTATCGAATTTAAAATTTATCCCACACTCGCACAGTCACAGACTATTGATAAATGGCTGCAAGATATTAAATGGGTGTGGAATAAAGGTCTATCTCTCAAACTTGCTGATAGACAGAAGTATTACAGAACTCAAATAGGCGATCGCAATATCCCCGATGGACTACCACTGCGATGGAAATGGCGTAAAGTTGAAACCACAGATAAGAAGGGTAAGACTACTGAGAAATGGGAGAAAATCAGATTAGTCGGTGGTGGTGTTGTCCGTCCTAAAAGTGGCTATCCTTATTGTCCAATTAGAGAATACAGGAACATTGAAGAACCTGGGAAATTTAAATATTTTAGAAATGATAATTCTCCACAATTTGTAATTGATATACCATCTGAATTTAAAGAGGGTATGGCGGATACACTTAAAAAAGCATGGCAAGCATACAGCGACCCTAAACGTCCTACTCAAAAACCTAAATTTAAAGGTAAGCAGGATAAAGTGCGATCGCTCACAAGTCTTCATGCAGGCGGTAAGTCAAAACTGTTAAAACCGGAAAGAATACCCGGATCTGATAATGGCTTTATCCAATTTCCTAAACTTGGTAAACTCAAAATTAAAAGCTTATTTGCTAGACATGATTGGATAGAATGGGGTAGTGCCAAAATAGTCAAAGAACCATCAGGATACTATCTTCATGTATGTGTTGATATTCCGAATGAATCCCTGCCAAAATCCGATAAAGCAGTAGGAATTGATCCAGGCTTATTATCAGTTATAACGACAGATCAAGGTAGAGAAGTTGCACCACCAAAACTATTTAGGAAACAACAAACTAAGTTAAGACGATTACAGCGTAAAGCATCCAGACAACAGAAAGGAGGATGTAACCAGAAGAAAACTTATCAAAAGATTGCATTGCATCATGAAAAAATCCGTCGCAGTCGTAACGCTTTTAATCATAAGCTATCTACTAAAGTAGTACGGGAATATTCCGGTATTGTGATGGAAGATTTAAAAATACAAAATCTTAGTCGCAAGCCAAAAGCTAAAAAGCGTGAGGATGGTAAAGGCTATGAACAGAATGGGGCAAAACGTAAAGCAGGATTAAATAAAAGTTTTGCTGATGCTGCCTTGGGAGATTTGATTAGTAAAATTGAAACAAAGTGCAAGGATACTGACAGAGAGTTTGTAAAAGTTGCGGCTCATTACACTACAGTTGACTGTTCAAATTGTGGTGCTAAAATTAAAAAAGCCTTGAGTCAAAGAACCCATCGCTGTACAGAATGTGGCTATGAAGATGGGCGCGATTCTAATGCAGCGAAAAACATCTTGATTAAAGGGCAGAAAGAATTTAAAACAGTGTACCGCGCTTGGGCGTGGGAACATGGGGAAACCCGAAAGCCTGACTCTGATTCCAGTACGGAATGTCATCAGGAAGCTAAGACCGAGCGATCGGAAATAGCACCATCACCTGAATATGGTGATCCAATCACATATCATCCTTCATTATTTCTGGGAACTTCGGTTGCTTGCCATGACTCAATTTCAGCCAATCCAACAGCCAAAAATAAAAAGAAAATGCCAAAAAAACAGCGACCTTCGGAAAGTGCCTCTCAAAACCATACACAGCTTACTCTCTGGTGACAGGGGTTAGGAATAACAGAGGATGTCATGTGATTGGCAAGTCGCAAATATAATAGACTGCATTATGCGGAAGGATAGTTAGGAATAACAGAGGATGTCATGTGATTGGCAAGGCGTTGTCCGCACCGAGCCGCGCCCCTTCTAAACCAGTTAGGAATAACAGAGGATGTCATGTGATTGGCAAGCATTATGACAACTCCCAAAACAAAACCCCTCAGACTTGGCGGTCGTTAGGAATAACAGAGGATGTCATGTGATTGGCAAGTGCTAATGAACAGGGAAGAAAATTAACCAAAGTAGAGTTAGGAATAACAGAGGATGTCATGTGATTGGCAAGTTGAATAAAAAGATTAATTGCTGCTATGACAGACGTTAGGAATAACAGAGGATGTCATGTGATTGGCAAGTAATAATAGTTTTAAGACAAAAATTATTTTGTGACAGTTAGGAATAACAGAGGATGTCATGTGATTGGCAAGTAGGAGAAATATATAAATATCTTGTTAGGAATAACAGTTAGGAATAACAGAGGATGTCATGTGATTGGTAATCAAATCTCCCGCATCCACTCATAAGACAATTCATTTTCTATCTCCCCAAATGCGTAAACCGTGGCATCTGCTTTATCAGGCGATCGCCCGATTCTCTTAACAATATCATCTTTACTTTCGACTCTGATTTCCCCAAATTCAGTCCTACCTTTTGTGACTGACCAACGCGGTGCTAACAACTCTACTTTTAATCTGGAGTCAGGCGGTAAAGCGATATTCATTTTATTTTTGGGGTCAAGAATTTCTCTCATATTCCAATAGAGATATGATCGCAGGTTGTAAAACTGCAAAACGCCACTTCTATCTTTCTTGGGATTGCCGTCTTCGTCCTTAACAGAAGCACCGCCATTAATAGGAATTGGCTCAACATTTAATCTTCTCAAAGAATCGTAAGGAGAACTACCGACTCCTACCACGTCAATCCTAATTTCTGTTTTCTGCGATCGCATCACCTTGATTATTTCCATAGCTAAAGAATCACCATCAGGTGTATCCTTCCCAGGAATTTCTATTAATGGTGCAAGCCAATGATGATGTCTTACGGCAATTACACTTGAACAATCTCCGCCCCTGGCCACATCAACTCCTAAATGTGATTGTGGGGCTGGTGCAGCTTCTTTCCATCTCGCTACAGCAGCGTCGTACCATTCAGTTGGAATAATCTGCCAAGGGTCATCTTTCTTAGCAACAGTTTTGAATGAACCGTACAAGAGTTGCGATCGCAGTGGTTCAGGTAATCGCTGTAGCATCCCTCGATAATTGGTATCTCGCAAGTAGATGTTTTCATCCAATGAACCAGGGATAAATGAGCGAGAGCGAGGAATAATAGTTTCTGTTATTCCGTCCTGATTGGTATGTTCAAACGCTTCACCATTGGGAACTTCTACAGATTCACCATCTAAGGTTGCGAACCATCTTAGTTCGCCGGGTAATGCGCGATCGCCTGAATAATCCTCTTTTAACCAAGGACTCCAATAATCAATAATCCACGCTCCCTCAGTTGAAGATGGAGGGTTACAGGTAGATATAATCCGACAGCGTTGAGTAGGTTCGGATGAACGATTCCAGGTGATAATAAATTCGTACTGAGTCTGACTAAATTCTGTCAATTCATCAAAACCTTTTAAATCATGCTCTCGACCTCGATAGTTTTCTTTGTCATCTTCATATTGAACCGCACCAAATTCTAATGTTCTCCCGCCAGGAAGTCGCCAAATTTTATCTGTGCTGTTGTATCTACCGCTAGTAGAATTTAATAATCTGCGACTTTTCTCAATTACGTCCTTGAGTCGAGAATATTCCCGTCTAAAAATAATCGAGTTCCTATGCGATCGCGTTGCCACAATCAATAAAACTGCCGTCTTCCCCGGTCCAGCCGCGCCACCCACTAAAAGTTCATCCGCTTCTGACTCATAAACTTTTTGCTGGAATCCTTTTTGCGGTTTCCACAACTGTTCAATAAATTCATCCTGAATACTTCGCTTGGCTTTATGCGATCGCTTATCTGACTTTTGCGAATGATAATCTACCAAAGGATTTTCGGCATATATATCCTGAAGAATAATATCTTTGCCTCTAATCTTCCTCATCAGAACTCATCTGTTGTAATAGTTTTTCTATTGCCAAAGAATCAGATAACAAGCGATCGCCTTGTGTTAAACAAGTATCTATTGCTCTAACAATATTAGCCGAATTGCTAGGCTTGATATCTTTAGGATCTAAATCATTAGCAAATGTTCTGAATTTCTTTAACACAATTACAGCAGTTGCTCGAAGTGCATTGCCAATTTCTTCATTTTCTTGGCGATACTTTCTCAACTTTTCTCTGTAAGCTTCTCTATTTTCTTCCTCTAAAATTTGTCTAGCGATCGCTTCTTGGTCTATGTCGTAAGCCTCAACTCTTTTGACCCAATTGTGATCTCTACACCATTTCTCTAAAGTACCATGAGATTTGCCCTCTTCGTCCCTTACCCTATGAAGCGATCGCGATGAACCCATATCACGATAAGCGCAAAATGCTTCATAAGCTTTTGGTGTTTCAGTTTCTAGTTTTTCGTATACGGGTTTCTCAGACATCCTCGATTATTAGTAAGTGGCTAATTAATAATACTTGATTTATAGATAACACATTTAGAGGCAATATGAAATACTTCTTAGGGATTATTGATTTACTGCCAGCGATCGCTCTTAATCCAGTCCCAGCGATCGCTTATAAGTCCGAATCTTCTGTAATGGCGTAATATCCAAACTCCTAATCGGTTGCTGCAATTACATCATCTGCCATTTTGACAGCAAAATTAACAATCTTTTTTCTTTGCTCTTGATTTGGCATTTTTCCGTCCAAATCAATTTTTAGTCCTGTTAGCATTGATGCTGTGAAATTCTCAACCAAAAATTGACGACGGCGATCGCCTAATACTCCCAAAACAGACTCAGATGTTATTCCTCCAAAAGGAGCGGCTATTTCTGGGACTTCTTCAGTTGTCTCTAAAATCTCAGGTTCTATCTTTTTGGTAGGCATAATTTTGATACTAGTAATTTATTGAGATTATAGCATCTGCATAAACGAATGAATAGAAAATACTAACTGACTAGTGGGAATACGCGCTTCTCGAAATCATCAAGTTCGGGCATTCCAGAACAATCTGTTATATGCTTATACAACTTTATTAAAAGTTCTTTTGATTGTTCTTCACTCATTTCTTCTACCTGCCGTTCAAATGAGTAACCAGAAGATTGCTTTTCCAGATATTCTTGCCGAAGCTCTAGAATAGCGATCGCTAATTCTGCTGAGTTAAAATCACTGTGTTTAGATATGTCTTCTAAGGTTCGGATACCAGGGGAATGTTTATCTTTTATCCATCTTCCCCACGTATACACAGACGTACCTTGGCAAATACGAGTTTTCCTATAATTACTCATATTTTTTAATTCATTTATCTTGTTACGATCAATTTCAAATTGCACAAAAATACTATGGATAAACGACTTTAAAGTATTAGTAGCAAGTATTTATTCTAAATGATTATACCGTAAATGCCATAAAAATACGTTATTTTACAGGGAAAAGTAAAACATCAAATCCTTGTTTTCGCAATTCCCATGCAATTGCGATCGCTCATTAATTGCGATCGCTCATTAACTAATTTTCTGCTGCTGGTTCTTCTTTTGGGGGCTTGGGCTTTTTCTCGAATACTTGGATAGCAGGTTCAAGGATGTTAAAGCCACCTGATATTGGTTCACCTACTTTACCCGTGATTGATGCCACCCACATAGGGTAATTCTCATGAGCATAAAGCAGTTTATTCCAAACTTTAGGCTTGACGTGAACCCTGATTTTAGTCCCGTCACAATTAACAAAGAACTCATGCCACTTGTTCTTGTCAGTGGATGATTTGGGTAGTTCTGTGATTTTAGCTGTTACTTCTAGTTTTCCTGCGGTGATCATTTTTACTCCTATTACGCGATCGCTACAATCCTGAATTTTCTAACTTCATAAGTTTTGACAGTTTTCGATTCAATAATTGAATATCAGTCTTCGCTCAAAGAAGCTAACTTTAATTTTTCTCATTTTGCTATTTTCCAAATTTAGTAATTAATACGAAACTTCCTCAAGAGTCCCAAGAGGCATTAGTTCAGAAGCTATTTCTACAGCAATTTCTTTGATTTGGCTGGCCACAAAATTAGCTTTGGTGACTAAATACTTCCAAATTGCCGGATCAAAGAAGTTTTTAGGATTATTTCTCCATTTGAAAGCTACGCGAGGTTTTGCTACTGACACCTCCTTTTGTGGTTCACAAACTATTTCTGATGCACCAACATTTCCCTGAAAGTCGCTAATATTCAGGGCATTGTACAACTCGATCATGACCATGCCACCGTGTTCCGGCATAAAGTCAAAAGCAGTTATATCTTCAGAAATAGTTAGTATTTGATTCAGCCTGTCTCTGTAGACTTGATCAAAAACTTGATAGAAAATCAATATTCTGGATAAGTCTACTCTTTCTAGCTTTGGTGGTGTAGCTGTAGCGTGGCCTTTTTGTCCGTTTCTGCTTCCCCAATATGCACCCTTGGGGCGGTTCTCAATGTCAAAGTAAAATAATCCTAATTGTAATTGCAATTTCCGATATTTTCTTAGGGTATTTTCGCTGTGACACGCTCCTTTCCAGTTCTCCTTCATGTACTCTTGTAGCCATTCAGTGGCCACAACAATTTCTAATTGCCCTTGGCGTGAACAATTGAGCAAGTTGTTCCATTCTGGATAGCTAATTCTGTATTTGTCGCCTTCACGATAGAGCGCGTTATGATTTACGGCGGCTCTCCATGCGTAGGCGTTAAACATCCCCATTTGGGTTAGGAGTTGTTTGTTATCTAAATTGTTGGCAAATTCAAACGCTAATTCGCGGGTTTCGGCAATTTCTATCTGATTGAGTACGGTTGTACCTTGTGACTGGAGTAGATTTGCAGTATGATTCATATATTCTTTTCTCGGTCTTATCGGTCAGGTCGAGCGGGCAGATAAACAAAAACGTCTTAGTGTCTAAAACACTGGGGCGTTTTGTCCGTTCTATACATTGTAAACTATTTCCACTAAATGTCAAGCATCTAAAAGCTTTACTGTATCTAGCTTGAGTACAGAATCTTTCTCTTGATTATTATATATATTTAATTTATTTCTTCTCTTGGAATAAAAGAAATTAAATCTCTTATAACTAAGAAAAAGATTCTGTACTCATGAGTTATAAAGTGCAGTAATATCAATGCTTTTGATGGATTAGCTAAATAGTGATAGTTGTTTATGCTTCTCTATGCGTGTAACTTTATTATTTCGAGTTTGGGGCGATCGCGCTTCTAATATTTACAAACACACACTAATATCTAGAATACTAACTAACCCTATTAAATCTTGGATAATTATTACAAACAACATCCTCAATATAAGGTGAACTAATTATCCCTAAAAACTCGTCTAATGAACACGCCCATATTTGTGGATACTTAGGATTCATGCGCCGATAAATCACATAATCACCTTCTAAACAATTGCCAGTACACACATCATGTTCGTAAATCAAAGCAGTCTTATTGTTCTTATAGGCTAGAAGACATTTATATCCTGTTTCATGATGTTTAATGTCTTCATTAACATTATATAAATCCTCCAGCAATTTAATTGGACTACCAGTGACAAAAAGTATTTTGTATTTATTATTCTTAAAATCTTGCCAGACTTGACCAAGCTGCGGCATTCTTTCTAGTTGCATAATCCTGTTTTATTGTATATTACAAATTAAATAGAGATAATAACATTAGTTAAAAACGATGTACAATGGAAATGCGATCGCTCACTAACTCTACAAGATTGTGCGTTGAGTAGGGATAAGTGATCGCTCTCATCAATTTACTTATTCGTATTTTTGAATATCATAGAAAAATTTATCACTATCTTCCGATATCCACTTACCAGAAGATTCGCTTTTATATCTGTGAGTGTGGATTTTATATCCAGGATTTTCCGTTAGTGGTTCAGTTATAAAACTCGGATCGAACCAAACAATTCTATTATTTGGTTGTATTGCGAAACATCCATTATCCAATTTTAAAACATGGCCACATTTATGCTCACTGGGGTCTTCCGCCCAGTCACCACCAGCCCAATCAATCGTGAATACATATTCGCCATCGTACCATTTTCTGTCTTTGAGAATAGTCTTACAGCGTAATTCGGAAAGATAAGAATAGGCGATCGCGCAGGGTTCATAACTTAGGCAATCCCACAATTGCAACCAATCCAATGGCAACTGCTCACCATCTTCCTTCCAAGCTAAGGCATGAATGGGGACTCTAGCAAATTGCGCTCCTTGGTTAGTCATCAGGTTGAAACCAACGGATCTACCAGGAATAGAAGTTAGTCCAAATACGCGAACGGGTATATATCCAATTTGCTGAGAATCCCAATCATAAAGAAATGATTTATTAATAAAACATTTAAAATGGGGAATATCAATACTAAATGTCATAGATGCGATCGCAAAATAAATATTATTATATCAGCGAATACCTGCTAATTGTTTAGCAATTCTCAGGGTATCTTCCAATGTGGATACTTTAGCAGTTCCAGAGGTAGAAGTATTGCCAACCGGTGACGTGATATTGATATTGTAATTAGTGCCTCTAGTATCTTTCTTCTGGCTATCCAAATAATCAATTAATTTCTCTACACCAGTTTGGAACAAATTACCAGATTTCTCTAAATTCACAATTGATGAACCGCTTTGAGTTGGTGAAGGTAGAGTTAATTTACCCTGAAATTCTGGAAGTAACTGCAATGGTTTACCAGTGGGATTAGGAGAGGAAACATTACTCAATGACTGAGTGCCACCAAATTGTTTGTCAAAATTGCTTTGGACGTTTCCTATAGCGGCTGCTCGTTGAGATGGAGATAAGTTTTCTAGCAGTCCTGCTAATTCTGGGTCTACAGCACCAAGCAAGTCTATGGATGGTGTAATACCAAATCTCTTTTCAACTATCCCTCTGGATTTTGATAATCCAGCATCTATAAAGCCTTGAAAATTACTAAATCCTTGTTCTTCTATAATCTGCTGTTCTAATGCCCTTGCGGCTCGTTGCCTTCTTCCCGGTGGTAAAGCATTAATTAATTCAGCTTCAGCTTGCCGTTGATCTCCTTTTTGCTTGAGTTCGAGCGATCGCCGTTGGATGTTAGCCAAAGCATCTTGTCCTCCTAATTGCTGTTGAATTAATCCACCTTGCAGCCCTAATTGAACCAATCCAAATTGATTAGCTTCTAAAGCTAATTCTTTGGCTCTCAATTGCGCTCTACCGGAACGATTTTCATTGCGAGGATCTGCTTTGAAAACTTCAATTTCAGCTTGTTGTTTAGCAATTTCAGCTATTTTAGTAGCTTGGTTAATTCTGTTTTGAATTGCTTCACGTTCCAAGGCTAATTTATTTTGTAGTATTTGATTTTCTAAACTTTGACGCTCAAATTCCTGTTGTTTTTGCAATGCCTCTAATTTAATAGCCGCCGCAATTTCCGCTAATTGTTTACGACGATATTCGCTGGTTTCAACTTTAGATAAAACATCAAGTTCACTAGCTATGAATCCGGCAGCAGCAGCAGCTAAATTTTTACCAGCTTCTAAAATCTTGTTTCTCTCGGTCAGTGCAGAAGCCATGACTTCGTACAGCATTGACTGGCGTTTAATTGCTTGGTTCTGCTCCTCGATTTGATTAAGATATTCCTGATTCTCAGTTTCAATTAATTCCTTACGCTCGGCAATTTGGGCATCAAGTAAAGCCGTCTTAGCTTTCTCCAGTGCCAATTGTAATTTATATTTTTTATCAACATTATCTTTTTCAAGGTCAAATTCTTTTTGAGCGCGTTCAACGGCTCTCTGCGCCTCAATAGTTCTAATTCGTGATTGAAAGATTTGACCATTGTTATATCTATTCTCAAGTCCAGCTTGTAGTTGTGCAGTAGTGTTATCAAAATCATTTAATTCATCAGCAATCCCCGCCCGTCTCGCCGCAGTCCTAGCTTTTTCTAACTCCAGAATTATCGCCGATCGCCGTTGTTTATTTCTAGTTTCTAATGCTAATTCATTCTCTAAATCAGTAACTTTTTGTCTAGCGATTTGTTGCGCGATCGCGGCTTCGCCCAATGTCAAACGCTGTCTTTCTAGTTTAGTCTCCTTAGCTTCACTCTCTAATTTGATATTGGCTTTAACTAAGCTAATTTGCCCGTCGTAAGCTTTTTGCTCATTCTCTAATCCTTGGCGAATCAAGTCTTGAGTTTTTAGCCTAGAACCTCGAATTTGTGCATCAAGAGCTAATCTTTCTTGTTGGTTTTTGGGCTTTTCAAGTGATTCTAATTTCTTTAACCTTTCCTGTTCTAGCCGTAAATCATTATTAATTCTTTCTCCAGTAGCTTTAGTTTTCAGTAGTTCGGTTTCCTCTTTAATTACAACACCTGCATTTTCTAGTTTCTGGATATTAATTAACTGTTGATTCTGGGATTTTTGAAGGATGTCTTGAGCTTCTTTCTGTTTAGTGTCAAGAAATTTAATTGCTGCATCCCGTTGTTTTTTCTCGTTGTCAGCACTTGCCTGGAGAGATTGGGATTCTAATTTAGTTTTTTCCGCTAAATAATCCCTGTCAGCTTTTGCCAGTGCTTGTTTAGTAGATGCTTGAGAATTTTCTATTTTTTTATTTAAAGCGATCGCATCTTGAGCAACTTTTACATAAGCATCGCTTCCTGGTGTTAATTTAGCGAGTTCCTTGAACTTATCTTTTAACTGATTTTCGGCAGTAGTTCTATCCTGTTCAAATTGCTGATTAATTATCTCCTTTTGTTTTTTGTAAGCATCTTCAGTTGATTTTAACTGGACAGCTAATTCCGCTTTTTTAGCTTCTGAAGATTGGCGTAATGCGGCTTGTTCCTCACTGATTGAACCGTCTCGCACTTGCTTTTCTAATTCCTTAGCAAGTTGATATTGCTTTGTTTGATTCTCTGTAATTTGCTGTGTCAGTGCGGCATTAGCTTCGGCATTACGTTTAGCTTCATCCTGCCTTTGTTGATTATTTGCAGCCTCTAATTGCTGTAATTGCTGACTAATTTCTTCAGCTTTAGCTAACTGTTGATCTCCTAATTCTGTTCCTAGATTTTGATCCGCAGTAAGTCTAGCAGAAAGTAAATCTTGTTCCAGTAAAAGCTTCTTGCCGTCATATTCATCTTGCAGTCGCTTCATAGTCTCTTTATGCGCTGCTTCCTCATTCTTCATCCTGTCTTCCAATGCGGAATTTTGGATATTAGCGATCGCCTTAGCATTTTCAGCAAAGGTTAATTGCCCTGCGGCTAACTGAGCATTGATTAACTCAAATTCTGCTTTAAGCGCATCAACTCTTGATGTACGTTTATATGATTCAATAATTGCTTTTTGGGCTTTAATTCTAATATCTTGTTCAACTTTAGCGTTATCAGCAACTAAAGCTAAATTATTCCTAGCTTCCTCAGATGTGATTGCACCTAGTTCTAATTGCTGTTGAGTTATTTCTATTAATTCCTGAGATTTTTGTTTTAACGCTGTATCGTCAGCAGGTGCTTTAATCGCTGCTTTTGCACCTTCAATTTTAATTCGTAACTGTTCAAAAGCAGACCCCTTATCAAGTATTTCCTTGGGCTTAGTTTGAATCGCGTCACCCGACAATCTTGTTAATAAATCTTGCTCTCTTTTTAGCTGATCTATTTGTGTTTGCAGTACCGCTTTATTTTCGTCACCAGTAATATCTTGCAGTCTGTCTTGTCTTTCTCTAATCTCTCTGTCAATTCGTTCTCGCTGCAACTCAGTTTGCTTTAATAATCTCGCGTTTTCTGCATACTGTTCTTTGGTAAGTTGAACACCCTTTTTATTGGCTTCAGCTTGTGCATCACCAGCCCGTTTTAAACTTTGGGCGAGTGACAAAGATTGGTCTGATACATTCTCAAGCTGTCTACCATACTCTTCAACTTCTGCTGTACCCTGAGCTAATTTTACTTGTTGTACTGCTAATCCGATGCTGGCGATCGCTGCTACTACTAAAGCAATTGTTCCTATAACTGGGAGCATGGGGGCGATCGCTGTATATAAAGCAGTTGTAAATGTCGCTAAACCAGTAGTAGCAGAAGCAAGGCTTGGCGGCAAGAACCCTAGAGTCTTAACTAATATCCCATTTGTTGCTAAAAATTGTGCTGACGCTACTGCTCCTTGTGTCATGAAAACACTTAATGCTTGGAATCCCAAACTGGAACTAGCTATAGAAGCCGCCAAATTAGTCAATCCCAGTAAGCCAACTGCTTTAGATAGGGCATTTAATCCTGTAGCTGCTAACCCTGTCCATGTTCCTAGTTGCAGTGCGATTAATGTTCTGACTGGTGGTATTAAACCAACTGCTATTGTAGTTCCCAATAATGCTACTGCGGCGATCGCTGCTGTAAATGGATTACCAAATATAGATTTAACGATATCCCCTAGAGTAGCTAATCCCTGTCCAACGGCTGACAGGATTTCTCTGACTGCTTCATTTTTGAGAACAAAATTATCAAATGCTAAAAATGCAGCGTAAACGCCACCAGCAAGTAATCCCAAGGTAATGACATTCGATGCAACGGCTCTACCTACAGACTGCAATACTGTTCTGAGTTGCCCACCAACTACTGCTGCTCTGGTGCTGGCATTTGTGTATAAACCTAGTCCATCGGCAGCTTGTGCGAATAATGGTGCTAAGGGAGCAAAATATTGACTTCCCGCAGCCAATCCAGCTAAGGTTGTCAATCCTAGTGGAGCAAGAGTAAGTAAATTACTAAGGAACGCCCCAATTGGTGGGAAAATAGCAATTAGTCCTGCTAGTTGAATACCCACTCCAGAAATTGTAGGGATGATTCCAGCTAAAAGTCCTCCAACTGGACCGAGCGACTGCTGTAAAATCCCAACTGCGCCAGGGATGGATTCTAGATTTTTACCCAGCAACAAGAAACCAGCCGCACCAACATTTAATACTTTTGATAAATTTACAAATTGGTTGAGTAGCCCGTTAGATCGAAGATCCAACAAAAACATTAATTCCCCAAGCCCAGGAATTAGTTGAGCGACAGCGCCAAACATATTACCTAATGTACTGACAGCAGTGGACAATACTTTAGTTGTCAGGAACAATCCTAGCAATGGACCGCCTAGCGCAAAGGCAGCAGAAAGCATTGCAGATAAAGTATTAACTACTGGAGCGAGTGCTTGGGCTGCAAACTGAATAGCCTTGTTAAAAGCTTCGACAGCATTAGTTAAAGATTTGAATAAATAAATTGGTGCTTGAACGATTAAACCCTGAAACGATTTGGCAACTATTTTTATTGAGTCGGTAATTGCACCACCAATTCTCAACATATAGTCAGAGAATTGTCCAAAGTATGCAATTAATTGTTGCTGATTTTGTTCAAGAAACTTATAAACAGCAGACACTTGTTTAAGTAGTGGATCAAGTAATGGTTGCCCTGCTTTCCTGCCAATTTCGTCAAAGATTTCTTGGATATTACTTGTGAGACCACCCAAGCTTTGAGCCGCTAATTTATTACCTGCTCTAAACGCTTCTAGCCGTTTCCTTAGTTCATCTACTAATCGCCCTTGTGATTTATATAAATTAACCTGCTCGTTTGTAATATTTAAACTTTTTGCTAATGCGCTATTCTGGTCAATTTGTCCGGTCAGGATAGAAGATATTTCTTGCTGTGACTGTGCTAATGGAATATTTAAAGTACCTAAACTGGCTGCAAAGTCTAAAGCGAGATTTTTTGCATCCGTTAGACTTCCTCCAATAGATGTAATCCGACTAGCCACTTGTTGATAGAGTGGAACTAAATCTTTAGACGTGACTCCAACTAATTCTAAAGATTCTTTTCGCAACTGTTCTATTTGTCCAAGGATAGGTAAATCAAGAGCCTGAATTGCTTTTGTGGGATCTTTAATCTCTTGCCCAGTAAACTTATTGAAAATAGTTGATGTACCAACTAAAGACGCTTGGGTAGCTAAAAGTTTTTCTCTTAATTCAACTGTTTGCCCAATCAATAATTTAAACGGTCCATTCTGGGTTAACTGTTGGAGGGAAGATAACCCCTGAGTGAAGAATGTTAAGCGTTCAGATAAAAACGACACTCCACCTACAACAGAACCAATAGTTTTTTCAAAATATCCAAATACTGCCAACGGCTCATTAAAGCCAGCGAATTTACCGGGAATCGCACTAAATATATCTAATGCTTGAGATGTACGACTAGCAACAGAGCGAAGGCTGCTAAAAACATTCATCACAGCCTTGTCCAGCATATCTAACCCTGGCGCAATTCTGTTAAATACTTCACCGATAAAGCCAGAGGCAAAAGAACGGGCTGATTGTTGTGCAGTTTCTAGGAATAGTCCTTTAATTGCTCTAGTGAAAGGGGCAAGAAATCCTGTTCCTGCCCCATCGAATAATCCTTTAATTGCAGGAAATATTTTAGCAAAAGCACCACCAGCGACTTCAGCGATATTACCTAAATTCTGCTTTAAAAATTCTCTTAGCCTTTCCCCTTGCTTAATTAAATATGGTGTAATTGATTGGATTATAGGGATGGCTTCATTAATGGCTGAACGGGCTGTATCTACAAATTCATAAAACTGATTCTTTAGTCCGTCACTAATAACGCCGTTTTGCACGACACTATCTAATACTCTCCCCAACCCGTCGTAAATACCAATAACAATGTTAGGGATAACATCAGGAGCGCCGCCAATAATTTTCCGTAGTACATTAGAGAATGAGTCTTGGAGCGATCGCCCAAACTTCTCGACTTGCATTTGTCCAGCGACAAGATTTCCCTGTAGTTTAGTAATCGTGGATGAAAGGTTGCCACCTAATGTATCTGCGAAATTTTTAGAAGAAGCGATCGCTGAATTTATTGATGCTTGAAAATCCCTGATTGGGACTCTAGCCCCAGCAATACTATCCGCTAGTGAGTCTAAAAAGCCTCCTTTCCCGTTAGAAGCACTTTGCAGTGCAACTACCAAGTTAATTCGTAATCTATCAATAAGTGTAAAAACACCATCTGAGCCAGATTTAATCCCTTTGAATAAACCTTCTGTAAAGCCTGGAATACCTTGTTTTAGGTTATCCAATCCCAGTATTACATTGCTAATTAAATTTTGAATACCACTGGATAAACCACCAATTCTTGTAGTTGCAGAATTAAATATATTAGTTATTAAAGCTTGTGTTCTCGGTCCAATATTCTGGGTAAAATCATCAATTTCTAAAAGGAAGTATTGTAAGTTTTCCGTACCCCCTAAAACATTCAAAAGTCCAATATCTGAGATTGACCTAATTTTTTGTTGTAGAAATCCTATTGCTTGAATTGCTTTTTCTATTCCCTTTTGCAGACTTGTGATAAATCCGGCAATTCCAGTAGATGAACTACTTGCTTTTAGAGAGTCCAGGAACTTACTCACATTTGACAGCAAGCCAACTGAACCGTTAGCAGCAAAAGATACGGCTTTGTTGATTGCTTCAAAGATTCCAATTATCTTGACATCAATGCTAGTGAGTCCTTGCCCTAATGTAGTTAATAAACTAGAAATTCCCGGTTGAATCTGTGCTAATTTACTAGGGATAGAAATTACAATATTTTGAAGTTTAACTAAGACATTGATGGAAGTTGAATCAATCGCTGAGTTTGCGCTAGTAAATCCATCCTTTAATTTGGCTAGTCCACCGGATAAGCCCTTGAGCCGTTCAACTAATATCGTTGGGTTCAAAAAACTAGCAAAATAATTAAATATTTGCTTGGATAAACCAGACTCAAGCAAAGACGTAGAAACAGCCTCACCAATTTTTGACGAGCCAAATAGTTTGCCAAATGCGGAGGCGATCACGACAGAACCACGCCCCTCTATATCTCTCTGGACAGTATTAATTGCTCTATTAATACCAAATCCCAAAAGGCTAGATAAACTGCTATCTACTACCTTCCCAGCAGTTCCTAATAGTAATCTATTAATTAATCCCCCACCATCGCCTCCTGCGGCTGTTATGAATTTCCCACTTAATCCATCGGTTAAATCACCAATAATTGATTTTGCGCGTTTAGCCCGATTCTCGTCTACTCCATCAAAAATGCGACTAGCCAACAATGCTCCTGCTTTGCTACTTACAGAATTAGTTACTTTTTGGACTGAACCAAAAACAGATTCAATCTGTGTACCAATTCTTCTCCCGTAAGAAATAGCGATCGCATCAGTGAATGAATTTTGCAATAAATCGTTGAAAGATACCTTGATTAGAGAAGAGTTTTTATTTGAAGAAACACCTTTTCCTAAACTATTAATAAAGTTTGATGTAAATGCCCCAATTTCCCTGTCTAAAGGCACTGACAAAGAATCTTTGATAGCGTTTGGCAATGCGCCAACAATTCCCGTTTGAGCAATTATCGGTTTAAATATATCCCTTGTTTTTACGTCTGCAAATACTTTCTCGAAACCTGTATCTGTGACAATAGTGGACACTTCTCTGTCTAAGACTGTAAAGAATCCAATAATTGAATCACTGAGTTCACCTACTGCTTGCTGTGCTTTCCGAGTAGCCTTTGCATTATCAGAATCAATACCAATAAACTTTAGAAGTTGATCATTAAAAGTTAATTCAGGAGTAGATGCTTTAAATAATCCCTTGATAGATGTTATGGCTGAATTTCTAGCATTGTCAGCAATTTGAATAATGCTATCGTTTACTTTTTGTGATGTAGATCGAGTATCTAAATTAAATAATTTTTGGGTAAAACCTTCTCCAAAAGCAGTAGCAACAGGTGTAATTGTTCGCAGGACATCACTTAATGAAGTCGCGCTATTTAATGCGGCTTCTGCCTCAGCACTAATAACAGAGAAAACGCTGGTTACAACTGGACTATTAAGCGATTCTCTGACAGAGCCAACTACAGTGGCTAAACTGCCAAGAGTTGCAATACCGCGAGTAATTGCTGATACAGTAGCATTGCCTACGCCAGCAATCCCAGTCGCTACGTCTCCTAATTTAGCTCCTGTGGCGATCGCTACAGTGCTGACAGTTGCCAGTGAATTACTGGTGACAGACAATGATTTTGCTAAAAGATTTGATTCATCCTTGAGTTTAGCGATCGCAACTTGTGTACCCTTGATAGTATTCGTTGCATTATCTTTAGCCTGAATATTAATCTCTACAGCATTAGATGATGTATTACCTGGGTTGATTGCCATATTTCCACCGCTTTATTTATTTGTTAATCGTCTTTTTCTTGATTCTTGATTGAACGAAATTACGAATTTTCTCTTGCCCGGAACTAAGTTTTTCTTTCAATTGATTAGAGGCAATATCTTTTTCTTCCTGGAGCTTAACCAGTGCTTTATCTACTCCTTTTAATTTTTTCTCTATGGGTTCTTCCTTCAGCTTTTGGCTTATCGGTCCGAGTCCTAGATCAATAGCTAACGGTGCAACTGTATTTACTGCTGCTTTTTCGATTTTCTGCCTAATTGTTTTATTTCTATTTACTATTCCATCAACTAAATTATTTGCTTTTAATAATGTTCTTTCTGCATTTTGTCCTAAACTTCTAGAAGCTCTTGCAATAGAACCCTTCCCAGCCCTTGCAAGTAATCTTTTTCTACTGTATTCCTGTGGGTTTGAGGAGTAATTTAATCGGCACTGTTTTTCAGGAGGTAAACAAATATCACCACAGCGTTTATTGCCTCCTGAACACCCACCAAGGAAATCGAGTTTAACATCCGAATCTGAATTTTGATCACCAGAAATAATATCTTTTAAGCTTGATTCTCTCTGAATTTCATAAGCATCTGTTCTTTTTGGTTTTGATTTTGACGCGGCTCTTTTTTTGCTTCTTCTGGTCAATTCATCAAGTCCACCTTCGTAGTACCCAAAAGATTCCCTGATAGCATTTCTAACTCTTTCATCTTCAAGATAGTCTTTTGCTGAGTGTCCTTTTACTGAGCTAATCCATTGCTTTCTAGCCCCGCCACCAATACTAGGGATACTTGATACCGGATCTTGAGGACTGATAATTGTCCGTTGTCTTCTAGTTAAATTTTCCGCAAATCCAAAATGGGGAGTTCCTAAGTTGACGACATTAACTTGCTTGAGAATTTCCTTCCCTGTTGGACTACCTTTTATGTCCATCCGAGACAGCAATTCCAATGCTTCTTTTGTGGTTTGTCCACCCATTCCATGCGCTACAACATTTATCTTTTTATATTTATTTTTAAGTTCAGTGGGATTGGTAATTTTCCTTTGTATTCCATAAGCGTACAAATTAGCCGCTAAGTCAATCGCATCTTGATTGCTTCCTCTCGTAAATGTTTGTAGGTAGTTTTTCATTCCATCAAGAATTTCATCCCCACTACCAGTTTCATTGGATTTTTTGTTAATACCTGTTTCTTGTAGGTTGAATGGGATTACATAGTTATTTCGAGTAAGCCAGCGATCGCCGTCACTCAAATCAGACCCTTTTCTCTGTAGCAAGTCTTTTATTTCTTCTGCTCCATATCCCTTTCCTGAGCCGACAGCAAAAGTAATATTATCCTGGGGAATATGAGTCAAGCTAAGTTTAACGGCTCTTTCTTCTGCTAATTTGGCAGATTCATCAAACCCTTCACGGTATTTTCCTTTGGTCTGTTCATAGGTTCTAATACTTGTCCCTAGCAAAAATGCTCCCACAGCACCCGCAGTCCACGCGATTGGGGCTGAACCAGCAAATTTAATGAGTGCTTCCAGTCTCTTGGTATTAACAACGACATCTTTGAGCTTTTGTTTTGCCTCACGCTGATTCTTATTTCTACCAGATAAACCGGAAACAGCGATCGCTCTCGTACCCAAGCTACGTTTTCTCGCTACACCAGATACAATTCTCTGCGCTGATTCTGGGTTTCTATCTGCTAACTTAATAGCAGACCTCATCTCATCTATTGGCATAGAACCATAACCAACTACACCTTTACTAGACGCAACTTTTCTTAATTCTCGAATAGTGTAATTATTGCCAGTTTCAGGATTAATAATATAATCCTCTTCTTTTTTAGGTTCTGGATTAATCTGTTGAGTATTTTCTTCTAACTTGAATCGAGCGATCGCTTGATTGAGTTGCAATAATTCTGATGGTTTTGCTAACTCAGAGATTTTTAATTTACAAACATTATCTTTTTCAATACAAGTAGAACCGCAAGAAATACCAACTTTGCAGCGTTTTCTTTTGCCCTTTAATATGCCTTTTTTGGGAACAGCATCATAATAAATGTAAATACTGTCAGAACGTTTTGTTGTAGATTGGTAAGTTAAATTTCCATCTTTAAATGTAAATTTGAAAGGCTTATTTTCAAGAGTAAATAAGCCTGTTATTTCCCCATTTGGAGAAGATTTGATATTAACTATTTTACCTATCTGCTTATTACAAGCTCGACTAAGTAAAATACTAAACTGTTTGATGACTAAATCTTTACTGGAATTAGCTGCATCAAACCGTCCAACTCCAGACAAGGACTTTTTTAAGATTAAATCTCTCTCTTCTATACATGAATCATTTTTTGGTTTTGTTTCAAAGAAATCTAATACTTCTTTTCTGACTTGGAGATTAGTTAGATATGACTCATAGTTATGATTGCCAACTTCATTCACATAAGTTGCTTTGGGGTTTGGAAAAATACCAGTAATAGGATCTTTTCGAGATGCAAAAGCTTTGTAATCAGGATAATCAATTACGCCAAAGTCGGGACCGCCAATATTTACTACTTTAGTGGGAACTTTCATTTCCTTGAGAATGTTCGCTGCTTCAGGAGCAATTATTCCACCAGCAGAATGTCCAATAATATTAATGGATTTTTTAGGATATTTCTTATGATAAGCATAAGCTTCTGCCGCTAAATTTATCGCTTCAGGATTTCTACCAGTAGCAAAAAATGTAGATGCTGTTTTTTTAATGGCATTTCCTAAGAATTGCGTCGAACTCTTGATAGTCACTGTTCCATAAAATCCAGGATCTCCAGGTCTTAAATTAGCGTCAGGATCGGCAACTGTTTGAGGAATATTAAAATCTTTATTTTCTCGTACTACCACACCATGAGAAGGGAGCATTTTTTTAACAACTCTTTCTGCGCCCTGTTCATAAGCGATTCGCCGAACATTGCCACCAGCACCAGTGAAGCCAGTCTGGAAGAGGGTTATTTGTTCCTTGTCGTCAAAGTTCTTGAGAGTCTTGGGGTCAATCTTATCCGCCTTCTCCCTTGCCATGTTGACTGACTCAGGTAAGTTTCTGCGGTATCTTTCCCTCGCAACCATGATTGTCCCGACGGATACACCTAACCCAGCAGCGATCGCTCCAGTTGCCCCTAATGCAACTTTTCCGTCCGGAGTTTTTAGGCTTGCAGATTGACTCTCTCTACAAACAGACTTTTTAGGAATACAAATATCACCACATTCTTTACCAACTTTGCAATTAGCTTTATCCATCCTGTCCTGTCGGACTGGAGTAGCTAGTCTGTCTTTAACAAATTTCCTGAAGTCAGCATCTTCAAAATATGCGTTTTGCCCGTGTTCTGTTACTTTGTTAAACGATTTTCTGTTAACAGCTTTACCACCACCTGCCCCATTGACAATATAATCTTGGTCTGATGCAGCAGTGGCGACATCACCGTTACCAGGAATGATGCCCACGTCAGGAGAACCAATAGCGGTGGTTTTGGTTTTTATCCCCAACGTGTGGAGAATTTCATTAGTTTCCTGAACTGTTAAACCACCCCCGGAATGTCCTATTAATTGAAAATCAACATTCGGGTTGGCTTTTTTGTATGCCAATAATTTAGCGGCTAATTGTCTGGCTACCGGATTGTATTTTTTCTGTGTCGTTGTTTTTAGAAACAGATTCAAAGCTTCAGTAGCCGCTTTTGCTGCACCATCTTTTGCAGGATTATTAGCTACGTTAAAGTCCTTGTATTCAATTGGCTCTGAATAAAGATTTTTAATCCCAAGAGATTTAATGTTTTCTTCAAGCAGTACACTTTCAGAAAAAGCATCTTTTGTACCAAATCCACCAACCGCAAATACAGCCGTTTTGATGTTATCTGGTAATTTAGGTGCTTTTATTTTCTCTGATTCTTTCAGTGCTATCTTGCCACTTTCAGCAAATCCCTTGATGTAATCTTGCTTTACTTTTTGAATGCCAGCGATCGCTCCCAACGTACCAGCAGCAACAAGAGCCGTCCCACCGCCAGTCACAGCAGCAGTGATTAATGCAGTTTTTCCAAAATTATTTGATTTGGACGATTCAGGTTGAGAAAGTTTCTGTTCGCCATCTCTACATTTTGATTTTTTGGGAATACAAATCTCACCACATTTTTTACCCTTTCTACATACGGCATCAAAGACTTCTTTTCGATACTTGCTGTTGTTTGCGATCGCCATATTATCCTTCCTTAAATGTATTTTTATTCTGTTACTTTTTTAGGACGACCTCGACCTCGTTTCGTTTCAGCAGCAACTTGATTTGTTGCAACAATAGCTTTTGCTGTCTGCTCTACAGGAAATGATTCTGGATCTTCTGTTGATTTTGATTTTTCCTTAGAAGATGGAGATATTTCTGATTTTGGCTTATTCTTTCCAAGTAATTTTTTAGCTTGTCTGCCAGTATTTTTTGCAACGTTTGAAGCTGTCATCTTGATATCTTTTCCAGCAAGCTTCAAGTTACTTCCAATAGCACTAACAGCATTTTGAGTACCAGCTTTAACAGCACCCGCGGCAGCTCCTAACGAAGCCCCTCTTGTTGTTCCAATAACGCCCGCCATATTCCTTCTGTTTTCGTATTCTTCTTTTCTTGATATTTTTCCTCCAAGGGATTCTCTTACTTTTCTCGACTGTTCTTCTGCGGCGCGTACACCTTTTACTCCTTCTCCTCCTGCTTTTAAAGCTGCTTTGGCTATGTCAGTACCTTTTGTAAATTCTTCCTTTCCTTCCTTCGCTGCCTGTTTCAAGCGACTGCCTATAGCTTTCGCTCCACGTCCCAACTCGTTTCTGTTTAAGTACGCAACTCCACCAGCACCAGCTACAGTAGCCGCGCCAACTAAACCAGCACCAACACCAGCCGCAACACCACCAGGAGACTTTAATCTACCCGCAGCTTGTCTCATCGCACCAGCATTGCCAGTGCCGTTATATTTTTTACATTTAGCACCCTTGGGTAAGCAAACTTTTCCGCAAGCTACGCCACCTTTTTTACACTTGACTTGTGCATCTAATCTCACAAAGCCAAAAGCATATTCGCAGGGACTATCCATGCTGTCAGTTTTAATGCCATAACCACTTTCTAAAAAGCCTCTAGCATATTCATTGATTTCTTCTGAATCCTCTGGAGAGTAATTAAATCCTATTTCATTGCCATCAGCAGCATAATTGTAGATGTCGCCGCCACTCATTAACTGACCAACGATCATGTCTTCACTTAATGATGCTGTCAGAATAGTTACTGGTGCATCAAATTCATCTGCATAAACTTTGCCGATCTCAGTTAAAACATCAGTTGTTTCAGAGTCAAAGTGTTCAGTATCAAACATTTTAAATTTCCTCTCGCTTATAAGTCATTCCTAAATCTTTAGCCGTTCTTTTAATAACTTCGTGGTGATAATCACCCTCTGCCACATCTATTCTCATCCTGCCTGTAATGATTTTGGTAGCAAATTCTTTATAAACCTCACCTTCGTACTTTTCGTAAGCTGGTTTAATGCGATCGCTCCACAACTTTTCATCCCAACCAGATGGAGGAGGTTTGATAGAGTGCCGATAACCATTGCTAACGGCTCTCATTTCTTTGCAATTAGTGATACAAGCAACTTGAATATCGGCGGAGGAAAAGCTTAAACCTTTGCTTCTAGCATCATTCCTACTCCATCCCAAATTAGGATGATTGTGAGTAACAATTGAGCCTCGCATTTTCAATAAATCATCTACTGTTAAATTAACTGAAGTGCGATCGCCTCCCTTATCTAAAATTACCCTACCTTTATCATCAATAATTAGTGCTTTCTCCGTTGGTAAATCTTTAATTTTATCTTCGTAGCGATGAACAATCTTTTCTAATTGCTTTTCGCTAAGACGACATTTTTTGATTCTGGGAATACAAGCATCACCACATTGATAATTAGTTTTTTTACACTTTAGGGTTTGATTCTGGAAGTCCGTCCTTGCTTCGATTCTTCCCTTTAATCTTGCTAGGGGCAGCAGTTTCATTTGTTATTAATCCCCCAAAAACATTACCCTTTAAGTGAGAATCATCTAATAAAAAACCGTCTTTAATATCACTCATAAATATAAACCTCTTGCTGTCCTTGATCTTGTTTAACTTGAATACTCCAAGTTAAACCATTATCGGTTAATTGCAGTAAAGTACAAGCTATTTGCGGAGCATCTGG